AGCGGAACCTCCAAAGACTTCCCACACCCGCCGCGCTTTCTGGACCTCATAAGGCGAAGCCCCGACCAGATCCCCGAAGTCCGCGTCAGTCCGCCCCTGGCTGTAGCGCTGTGTCCATTCGCTGGCACACTCACCCAGCACCCAGCCGCCAGCGGACGCCGCGTCCGCCGCCCTGTCAATCAGCTCCGCCTCCGTCAGACTTTCCAGACCGCTGTGGATCCCTTCCATGTCACCCTCCGCCCATGAAAAAACACTGAAAAAACGCCCCCGCACAGTTCCACCGCACGGGAGCCCGGGAAACTACAGAACACACGGTTCCGTCCGCGTGTCGGAGCCTCCGTGCCGCGTTTGTACGGATCCGTCCGCCGCTTCCCGTGTGATATGCATATCCCGCGGCGCGTCCACTGATATCACCGCGCCGCCCTTCCGCGACCGGGACAGCGTGATGACGATTGAACCGCATTCCGGATATGTGGTCCTGACCCGAATTTTCTCGCCCACTTTTCGACCGATTGACAAGCCCATTTCCAAACCCTTCCTTGAGTAGAATTGTAAAAACCGCTGGCCCGCCCGCCGGAACGTCCGGCAGATACGGCTCCGCCCAGGCGCCGCCGGGCCAGCGGACCCCGTCACAGTGTCAGCTCCACACGCTGGAGAAATCAGGAACGCGCGTGGTGATTTCTTCACAAATAGCCGCCAGCTGGGCCTCCGTCAGTTCCGCCGCCGCAGACAGAACAGCTTTCTCCGCGTGGCGTTGAATTCCAGCAGTCTGACCGCCCACAACCGACCGCGCCGCCCGCCGCGTACACGTCCGCACCGCGTAGCGCGCCCAGAACCCGCCCCGCTTCACCTCCGCAGCAATATCCACGTCCTGGCCCAGGCACTGGCGCAACCACGGAACCAGCAGTTCCAAAACCAGTGGAATAAGAATTGCAAAGTCAAACGCGCGGACGGATCCTTCGTCCAGCGTCTCCCGCAGCTGATCGGAACGCTGGAGCGCCTTAAACTCGAACACCTCCACCTGACAGTCTGTTTCTGTTTCAGTCACTGTAAACCCCTTTGAAATCTGGTACAGAACGCGCTTTGAGCCCGTCCCCGTAATAGAACCACGACACCGCCGCCGCACTCCGCGGCGCCACCAGCCAGCGCACCGGACGCCCGGACGCTGTCACAAAAACCGCTTGAGGAATGGACCCGGACGCGGGCGACTTCCACCGCGTCCACAGCCCCGGCTCCGCGTCGATATCAACCAGCTGGATCTGTCTGTCCGGACCGGTCCCGACCGTCCAGCCGATAGCCTCCAGACCCGGGAGCTGGCCTTTAATCCGCTGACACGGACCACACCAGGAAGCAGTGAGCAGGACCACCCGTCCGCCGGATTCCGCCGCCGCGGGCCGGTCAGACCAAACGCCGGAGAAGTCCGGGAGCAAAAAGACAGAGATAACAGCCGCCATCATGACCACACCCCCAGAAAGTCCGGGACGGATTGCGCCGGGTATCCCTCAAACCCGGACACGCTGTAGCTGTCCGGATCCCGCCGTAGCATTCTGTCCGCCACGTCAGCGTCCACCCAGAACGACCCGTCCGGCTGTCCGTGGCGTTTCGGGCCGGAAATCCAGTCCGGTCCCCAGCTGTTGACACACAACAACCCGGGACGCTTCCCGCGATCATCGACACCCAAAAAACACATACAATGCGACCAGTGACCGCTGGCCCGGGCAAACCCTTCCCGGTCCCGCCGGTCCCGGAACCCCTGCGCGGAACACACGGGGACCGGGTATCCGTTCGCAATTGCGTCCCGCGCATCGTCATAAGAATCGACCAGCGACACGGTCCGGACTGGATGCAGCCGCGCCACGGGCTCGAGCGCGTCAGGCAGACCAGCCCCCCGCCGCCCCCACTCCCGCGCGCGCTTGCCGCTGTACCGCTCCAGATTGAACCCGCCCGGATACCTCGAGCGCGTCAGCGTCCCGTACTCCGTCACAGCTTGAGCCGCCCACGCCCCCACAGACCCGTCCCCGGACAGCCGCCCGCCGCCAACCTCCACCCGGCTGGCCGCGTATATCGGTTCTGTGGCTGTTTCACCCGCCCAGCGCTCCCGCTCCCCGTGGACAGCGATTTCCACAGCGGCAAGCACATCGACAGCCAGCCCCCAACCGTGGGCCACACAGTCCCCGATCGTCTGTCTGTGGACACGGAACGACCCCGCCACTGTTTCCAGCGCGGTGTGAAGCAGCACCAGCCGCCCGCGTCCGGAGTCCCGGATCCCGTGAGCTGACACGCGGAACAGCGGACGCCGCACGCTGGCCAGAAACCTGTCCACCGCGTCCGGATCATAAAACCACCCCGGGCGACTGTTCACGCTTCACCCTCCAGTGGTTTCCCCGTGTAACGCCAGCACACAGCCAGCCGCGTGGACCCGCCGCCCGCGCGTTTCTCCCCCGTCTGTTCCACGTACCCGTGTGCCGCCAGCCAGACGCGCCGCGGCCTCTGTGTATCGCCCGCCATGCCCAGCTCCGCCTGGACTTCCCGATCCGTCAACCCCGCCGGTCCCGCGTCCCGGATTGCGACCAGTACCAGCCGCTCCAGACGCCGGACCACGCCAGACACACCGGACGCCGCCGCGGAGCTGGTCACAGACCGCGCCACCGCCGGCACACGCGCGACCGCCGGCTGTTCCGCTGGCCGGCTGTATGGATCAGGAAACGCCAGAGACTTCTGTAAAGTCACTTGACCACCTCCGCCTGAAATAGCGAACCCTGCGCAAGACGATCCCGCGCGACCTTGCAATACGCCCCGTCCGATTCAATTCCAACACACCGACACCCACACTTCTTTGCAGCGCGCAGCGTGGTCCCGCTCCCCATGAAGGGATCACACACCGTTGACCCGTCCGGGACGATGGACAGCACCCAATCCATGACGGGCTCGGGTTTCTGTGCGATGTGGTGTTTTTCCACCGTAGTGACCGGGGAACACTCAAAGATCCCGGGAGGGTGACACGGACCCGCCGCCATCGGACCCTTTGACCCCCACACGACAAATTCACACGCGCTGGAAAAGCGCCCAGCGCACGGGCGCCCAAACTTCTTTGACCACACCGCGACACCGCGCCACGTCCACCCGCCCGCCTGGATTGCGTCCGTCAGCACCGGGAGCTGGCGCCAGTCAATAAAACACGCCACGACCGCGCCGGGCCTGGACGCATTGAAAGCCGCGGACAACCACAACGAAGACCACGCAAAGAAGCTCCGCTGGTCCCGGTTATCCCCCCCAAACTCAGGCCGGTACGCCGCTGTGTCATTTCTGACGTACTTTGTGACCGTGTTCTGTGTTCTGTCTGACCGATAAGCCCCGCCGGAACAATACGGGGGATCTGTGATGACAGCGTCAAGCCCCTCCAGCCGATGAAGCACAGACAAGCAATCCGCGTTATAGATCGTCAGCCCGTCTTTGTCGTAATACACGTCAGACACTCCATCCTCCTTTATTGGTAAACAGACACCACCGCGACCGGGCCGGATCCAGATACAGACCGGACCTCCTGGGAGTGAAACATTGCCGCCGCCGCCGCCGCCGCAGACCCGTCTTTTGAAAACTGCTCCCCGCAGTAGTTCCGCCAGTGTCCGGCACTGTCCCGGGCTACCCAACTGGCCACGCCGCTGGATGGAAAATCCAACTCGCGCCGCACAGTTAGCCGCAAAATTGACCGCGTCTGACTGGTCACTTCACCACCTCCAGACCGTCCGCGATTTCTTCCAGCGCGTCCGCCAGATCCGCGGGCGTTTTGAGCTGTTCCGACTTGTACAGCTCCAGTACGGAGCCCATGACAGCCCGCCCCCAGGGAGTCCAGACCGCGAAGTCCGCCGCCAGCCGGGCGCGGAGCTGTTCATTGAGCAGCGAAAGCGCCGCGTCGATTCCTTTGACCCCGCCCGCAGCAATCCGGGACGCGACCGCCCTGTGAACCGCCGCCACGTCCGCCGCGCGTGACCGGTCAGCCAGCCGCCCCGCAGCGACAAACGCCACGCGGGCCAGCTTGTACCGCCGGTCCGGTATCACCGGGGCGTCCGGTCCCGGGGGATCCGGATTATCCGGACCAGGCGGGCCGGGCTTGCCTGTGATCGTCAACAGCCGGGGCAGTATGACCACGCCGGGCCGGTCCGGGACAGAAAACGCAAACACCACCCAATAGCGCCCCGGGTAGCGCGTGGAGAAAATAAACTGTTCACCACCGTGGACGACCTGGTGGTTGTCATCAGCCGGAGGGTTGAGCAAATGCCAGGCCCGCGCCGTGGCGGGGATATCCGCAGAGTCCAGGACGACCAGCCGCCCGGGCTCCGCTTCCGCCGGTCCCGTCACGTCCAGCGTCAGCTCCCGCAGCTCCGCCACCACGTCCGCCACCGCCGCCGGCTCCGCCGCCGGGGGCTCCGCAGCCCACGCCGCAGCCAGCAGGACACCAGCCCACGCAAGAGAAAAGGACAGAAACCGCATGATTCACACCTCCTGGGGGATCCCCACTTTGAAACGTGGCCGCGGATACTTCTCCGCCGCAATCCGCCGCGCATCACACTTTGTCCCGGCTTTAACGGATATCCGCCGCCAGTCCGCCCACCACCCGCGCAGATCCCGCTGAAAGACGGGGACCAGCCAGATCCGGTTCTGGTTACACATGCCGCGCCCTCCGGTTCAGTCCCGGAACGGCTCCGCCAGCCGGTCCGATATCAGCACATCCCGCACCCAATCCGGGGCGTGGTAACAGTCCGTGTAATGGAGTTGGTTGACACCGCCGGCTCCACCGCCCACCGCGTGGCCAAGCAGCCAGTTCCCAGCCCCCGCCTGGACCCCATTCGCTTGCGCATTCGCAAACCGGCGCAACGTCTTCAGACAAAAGCGCAGCTCCCGCTTTCCAGCCGCGTCCGCCGGCTTTGTGTCCGCCAGCCCCACGCCGCGGACCGCTTCCCGCCAGCTCCGCCGGACCGTGTGTTGATTGCCGAACACCGCGCCAGCGTCCCGCCGTATCGGCTCGAGCGCCCGCCGCAGCACCGGCGCCACCGGGACCACCATCGGCTCCGGTCTGTGTCCGCGAGTCTTGCGCGGCACGTACACCAGATCCGCCAGATCCGCGCTGAAATTGTCGGACCACGTGAGCCGAACCAGATCCCCGGGCCGGAGCCCGTACACCGCCGCCAGACAGACCAGCGCGGGCATCCACGCGCCCCGCCCGCCTGACAGCGTCTGTGAAAACCGCCAGACACTCCGGACAGCGTCCGGGGAGGGGATAAACTTGCGCCGCTGTCCCGCCGCTGGCAGTGTCGGAAACCGCGGACGCCGGAGCAGACAGCCGCGCCCGTCCGCATACGCCACCCCGAAAAACCCCGCCAAATGCCGACACGTCAGCGCCACAGTCCCGCGGGCCAGCCCCGCGTCCAGCATCTGACCGACAAACGCCGTCAAATCGTCGTCTGTGATCCAGGCGATTGCGGGATCCGGATACCAGCCGCCCCCCGCCACTTCCGCGACCAGCCGCCCCCACTGGTCGAGCGTCCAGCGCTTTTCGTTGGCGCCCCCAAACCGTGACCAGTGGGCCAGCGCCGTGGAGTCTGTGCGGATTGTCCGCCGCCGCCGCGTCAGCCGCCGCTCTGGCAGGATCCGCGTCTGGTAATAGCCCGCCAGTGTCAACTCCCCACCGGCTGGCAGCGGGCTGTCTGTCCGCACAACTGGACCAGCGGACCCGTCCGCTGGCGTGTACAGTTTCAGCTGTTCCACTGTCCGCGCCTCCTGTCCGGGCTGTCAGCTCCCCGCGATCGGAAACCAAACAAGATCGGCAGCGCCCGCGACCAGCCACAGCCGAAACCCGAAACCCACAACCAAACCAGAAACACACCCGACCAATCACGCGCTATCCCTCCGTGGACTGTGGACCGTTCAACCTCCGCGTGGCTCCCGCAGCACCGACTCCACACGCTGGAGCCGCTCCGCTTCAGACAGCAGAACCAGCACATCCGCGACCATCACCGCGACACAACAGACAGGAGACAGATCCCGCCCGTACAGCTCCCGGACGGGCTCCAGAATCGTCTCCAGTTCTGACAGCGAATCACCCACAGCCGGCTCCGTGTGTTCAAGTGTCGGACGACTCCGCCGCCGCCCGCCCCCGTCAGTCCGAACATACAGCGCCACAAAAAGAGTCAACCGCAAAGCGGAAACACCCCCCCCCCGGGGGGGCGCCTTCGGGGCTGTCATTCCCGCGAGTGGGAACCGCTGGCCCGGTCCAGCGTCCGCCGCCACGCTGTCCCGCCACCGCCGCGCACGCCCCGACCGTCCGCCGCCGGCTCCGGAGTCAAAAACCACGCTGTCAGCGTGTCAAACAGACACAGCGGGGACCGTCTGGGGCTTTACAGTCCGCGGACAACCGGGAGACAAAAACCCTCAATTGTCCGCGGACCAGCAGTCCGCGGACACCCCAAAACCAGCCCCGCCGCTGGCAGTGTCTCACTTTTGAGAATATCCCGTGGCGGTTGAAAAAAAACTCCGCAACCGATTCAGCACCGATTCAGCACCGATCCAGCACCGATCCAGAACCACTATCCACGAAAATGGGCGCAATTCCGTGGATAGTGGATAATGGAACAGCCAGTCATGTCCTAAGGTGTCCGACAGATTGAAGATACACAGACAAGCAGCTTTCCACGTAATTCAATAAACGTGTAACCGTGGAAAGTCCGGTCAGCCTCCGGTCAGCCTCCGGTCAGCCTCCGGTCAGCCTCCGGTCAGCCTCCGGTCAGCCTCCGGTCAGCCGCAGAGCCCCAGAGAAAGCCGCAGAGCCCCAGAGAAGGTGGACTGTTCGCGCGAACAGTGGAAAATCAGATTGTCACCGATATCAGCTGAAAAACATTCAACCCCGGACTGTTCGCGCGAACAGCGGAACCGTGTTCCAACTTTCTTCTAACTTTCTCCCAACAAATGGCCCGCCGCGGATACAATTGCCCGCCGCCCGAAAATCAAAAGAGCAGAAACAATGCCACGACGCAGCACCGCGGGCCAGCTGGACACAACAGACCTGGTCAAGACACTCCGGACAGCCGCACTGGTGGGCGCCGCCGCCGCCGCCACACATCTGGCGGACAACCTGGACGCCCTGGACCTGGGGACGTGGGGGCCGGTTATTGTACCGATTCTGGCGGCACTGCTGGACCTGGGGCGCCGCTGGATAAAAGACAACACCGCCGCAAAATAAGACACCCCCCCCACCCCCCCCCTGGTCTGTGTTATACTGCGCCGGCTCCTGTCGTAATGAGCCGGGGCGAATAGCCCGCCGCCCGCCCGGGGTCTTGAGTCCGCCCCGGGCGGGCTTTGTGTTTCAAACAGCCAGGAAAGCAGACCAAAACAGCCAGGTTCAGCCAGGTGTCACCCACAACACGGCAAAAACCACTGGCACGGCACGGAATATCTGAGCGCGGACCATGACAAACGCCACGACACACCGCCAGCTGTCAGACGCTGTCAGCTGGGCGCGGGAGATTCTGGACGCCCCCGTGGTCCTGGCTGGCGGAGCAGTCCGGGACACGCTGACCGGGCGGACGCCCAAAGACTGGGATCTGTTCTACCTGGACGCGGACCCCGAAACAGTCAGGCAGGCATTCCGCGCCGTGTGTGTGGACACGTCCCGTGGTTTCCAACGCCATCAGTGGCTGGCAGCGGAAGCGCGGGCGCCGTTCGGGCTGGCGCAGATTTTCACCACGCCAGCGACCAGTCCGCGGGAGATTCTGGACCGGACCGACTGGAACGTGTCCGCTTTCACGTTTGACGGGGCGGAGATTCTAGCCACGCCAGAGCTGTCCGCGGGAGATTCTGGACCGGACCGACTGGAACGTGTCCGCTTTCACGTTTGACGGGGCGGAGATTCTAGCCACGCCAGAGCTGTCCGAATGCCAGCCCGGCTGTCCGCTCCGGCTGTATCGGACAAGAAACGCCATCAGCACACTCGCCCGTGGATTCCGCCTGTCAGACCGCCTGGACATGATTCTGGAGACAGCGGACGTGGTCAAGCTGTGCGCGATTGTGTCAGGCGGGACGAAACCACGCCGCCCGCCGCGTCTGCGCGGACAGATAAACGCGCTCCGCTGACCGGCAGTCCGCTATAGTGGACGCCGCCAGGGATATCCGCCCGTCCGGGGGCGTAGGTACTACCCCGGGGACAACACGAACCGAGACCCCGAAGCAACACAGGGTATCTGGACACTTTCTTGCCACGGAAAAAAACAAAACCTGCAAAACCGTCCGGCGATTTCACGTCCGGGATACTGGACGGGGACTTTCCACAGATCGGCGGACCATTTAGCGCGATTCTGGACACCACCCCCACCACACCCGGGACTGGTCAGGCAACAAAACCGCCCGCCCCTCCCGAATACGACGCGGACGGAAACCGCCGCCGCATAGGATTGACCACAGATCCCCGACTGGTAAAAGCCGCCGCGAAAAAACGATTGCAGCGTATCGGACGTGAACGCGCCGCGCTCGAGCAGATCCAGCAACTCCCCGGGCCGGGAGAAGAATTGTTATTGATTCTCACCGGACGCTGGCACGGGATAGACCTGGTGGGGACCGTCCTGGAGCTGTCAGGGGAAAAGATCCGGACGCTCCAGATTGCAACGCTGGGATTCAACGGGGACAACGCCCGCCATCTGGCGGAATTGTACGACCGCGGGGACGTGGCCCGGATGATACTCCTGGTTGCAGAGGCATTCCGGGAACGCAACCGGGAGGAGTACGCGATACTCCGTGGATTGATGGACGAACGCGGGCAGACAATGAACGCAGCAAGAAACCACGCGAAGATCCTACTCTTTGAGCTGGAAAGCGGGACCAGAATATCAGCCCACGGATCCTTGAATCTGCGCCGCTGTAACAGTTTCGAGCAGCTCACAATTCAGACGGACCCGGCTGTCTATGAATTCTTCAGCGAGTTTATACACGACGCCGCCGCTGGACTTCAGGTATAATCGAGACGCCCCGCAGACGCCGCACCCGCAGAACACGCCCGCCACTTCCCGCGACTTTGCGCCGTATGACGGATCGAAAGAAGACCGCCAGCGGGCGGACCAGACGGAAGACCGCCGCGAAGAAGAAGCGCGCACGCCCAAAGAAGCCCGCCGCCGGGAAGAAGAAGACCGCGGCAAAGAAGCCCGCCGGGAAGAAGAAGACAGCGGCAAAGAAGAAGAAGAAGCCCCCGCCGGCTCCGCCGCTGGTCCCGGACATCGTGGACGGGCTGGTCCTGATTCTGGCCAGCGGGGCGACACAGTCAGCGGCACGGGACTACGCCACACAGACCGCACAGCTGGATCCCGCCGCCGCCGCCCGCCACGTGGACGAAGCCGCCCGCCGGATTGCACTGGCAGCAAGCTACGACAAACAGCAGGAGCTGGGGACCGCGTATACCCGGCTCAATATGATATTTCAACGCGCCAACGGCGGGCAGGATTTCAAGTCCGCGCTGGCCGCGCAGAAAGAGTTGAACCGGCTCCTGTCCCTGTACTCCGCGCCCGCCGGCAGCACACCGGGCGACCCGGCAGAAACCGGAAACGCGGACGCCGCCACAGAGCTGGACGCTGTGCGATCCCATCTGGAACCGCTCCAGCTGGCGGACGCCGGATCCAGCGTGGAGGAGCTGGCCCGGCTGGCCGCGCTGTCTGTTCTGGGGGCTGACCTGTGAACACAGCAACAAAGCTCAAAACGCAAGGCGAGGTTAAACGGCTCCGCGAGGCGGAACGCCAGCGGGCCGCGTCCGCCGCGTCCCGGGAGCTGTCACCGCTTCCCGCGATCGACAACCCCCGCCGCCGCGTGGCCGCGCTGAAATGCCTGCGCACGTTCGCGGAAACCTACTTTGACAGCGTATTTTATCTGGACTGGAGCCCGGACCACCTCCACGTCCTGGAGCAGCTGGAACACGCAATCCGCCACGGCGGGCTCCAGGCGCTGGCAATGCCACGGGCCAGCGGGAAAACGTCACTGGTAGTAGTGGCCGCGCTGTGGGCGATTTTTAACGGGCTCCGGCGCTTTGTCGTGATCGTCTGCGCAGAATCAGCCGCCGCGGAGCATCTGCTGGAAACCGTCCGCGCACACGTCACAGCAAACCCGCTCTTGTCCGCGGACTTCCCGGAGATCTGTATACCGCTGGAGAAACTAGGCCAGAACAACCAGCGGCGCTTTCTGTGGCACGGAAAGCCGCTGGCAATGTCAACCGGGAAAACCCGGCTGGAATTCCCCGCGATCCCCGGGAGCCGGAGCGCGTCAGCGATCATCGACACCGCCGGGCTGACAGGTAGCCTGCGCGGACGCCAGGCGGCAGCGGGCGGGGAAGTATTCCGCCCGGATCTGGCACTGGTGGATGACCCACAGACAGACGCGTCCGCGAAATCAGAAACCCAGGTGGCGGACCGTCTGAAGATTCTAACCGGCTCCGTCCTGGGGCTGGCGGGGCCAGACGTTCGGATCACTTGCGTGGCAACCGTCACCGTGATCCAACAAGCGGATCTGTCGGACCAGATACTGGACCGGAAAAACGCGCCGCAGTGGCGCGGGATCCGGTTTGCGCTCATGGACAGCTGGCCGGACGCCACAGATCTGTGGGAAACGTACTACGACCGGCGCCGGGACGATTTCAGGGATCCGGAGAACAAGCACACCGCGACCGATTTCTACCGGGAAAACCGCGCCGCAATGGACGCGGGAGCTGTGGCCCGCTGGCCCGCACGCCACAACCCGGACGAAATCAGCGCGATTCAGCACGCAATGAATCTGGTTCAGGACCGCGGACAGGCCACAGTAGACGCGGAGTACCAGAACGCGCCGAAAGAGGCGGAACCGTCAGACGTGGACCTGTCAGCGGACGAAATACGCAGCCGCTTAAACCGGCTGTCACGTGGCACAGTCCCCGCCGCCGCGTCCCGGCTGGTCAGCTTTGTGGACGTACACGCGGACGTATTGTTCTACATTGTCGCCGCTGTGGATGAGTCCTTCGGAGTGGACGTGATCGACTACGGGACACACCCAAAGCAGCGGACGCGGAACTTTACACTCAGAAACGCCCGCCAGACCATCACGAACAAATACCGCCAGATCCCTAGCCCGGAAGGCAGATTATACCAGGCAATCCAGGACACTTTTGACCTGGTCCTGGGCCGGAGCTGGAAACGCGCCGACAAAGACGCCACGGACGCCACCGTGTCCCGGCTGTTGATTGACGCGCAGTGGGGACCACAGACAGACACTGTCTACCGGGCTGTCCGGGAATCGTCACACCGTGGTCTGATTCTACCCAGCCACGGACGCTACGTGTCCGCGTCCGCGGAACCCATCAGCCGCTGGAAAGGACGGGACGGGGAAACGCTGGGCGAGGAATGGAGAATCGGACCGACCAACCGCGGACACCGTATCACCTTTGACAGCAACCACTGGAAAACCCAGGCGTCCGCCAGACTTCTCACGCCTATGGGATCCCCCGGGGCGTGTCGATTGTTCGGACGTGATGAACACGCCCACAGACTACTGGCGGACCATTTCACGTGTGAGAAAGCCGCGGAAGTGTCCAGCCGCCACCGCCGGATCAATGAATGGAGAGTCAGACCGGGCCGGACTGACAATCACTGGTGGGATTGTCTGGTGGGCTGTCTAGTGGCCGCGTCCACGCTGGGCGCCACAGTCCTGTCCACACAGACCAAGCCCGCACGTGGCGGGAAACCCCGCCAGCCCAAAGAATCAGACGACTTATTCAGTTAAACAGGAGCGAACCAATGCCACGTAAGAAACCAGCCGCCGCCGCCACGGACGCCGCCGCGCCCGGGAAACCGCCCCGGAAACCGCGGGCGAAACGCAAACCCGCCGCGGACGTGGTCCAGCGGGACCGGGACCACCGCGACGTGGTCCAGGTCATCCCGTCCACGTGTCGCCGCTGTGGAAGCACGCGCCGGACCGGGTACACGTCCACCACTCGAAAGGATATCAGCGGGAAGACACGGGACGGACAACCGTTTACGTCTGTTGTCTGGCGGAGCTGTCGATGTCTGGACTGTGACCAGGCCAGAGTAGACCGCACGTTCGAGAACGCGCCCGGCAATTGACACAACCCCGCCGCCGGCGCTTTCTCCGCGATATGCGCGGGATCCTGTCACCATTTCCACCACCGCCCGCCCGTCTGTCTGCGCGGACCATGCCCCGGGCGTTACGGTCAGGGTATGGCAGCAACCTTTGAAGAAGAACAGCTAGCGCGCCTTCAGGCAGTGGCAGCGCGTCACCCGGGACAGAAACAGATCCAGACGGACGGATCTATGGTGACTTTTGCGGAGCTGGACGCGCAGATTGAACACTACAAAAGCCTGGTAGCGCAACAGTCCGGCGCCCGCGCCCGCGCCGCTTCCATTGACCTGAGTGGGAGCTGACCGTGTCCGACACCAGCACACACAGCGGGCTGTCGTTCGGTGGCAGACTCGCCAGCCGCGTCCGGGCCGCGTTCGGATACGACGCCGCCACCGCGTCCAGCCGCCGGCGCTCTGTCAGCGGGCGGATCAAATCAGAGGACATGGAACACAAGCAGACAGACCGGGACCGGCTTTCCGCGAATATGCGCGATAGCGTCCGGAACTTTGCGCTGGCTGGCTGGATGATACGGAAGCACCTTGATTATGTGGCCGATTTCAGTTTCGCCGCGCGGACGGATGACCCGGAGCTGAATGAGCATCTGGAAGACCTGGTCACCATCTGGAGCCGCCCGCAGAATTGCCACAGCGGGGGACGCCACACGCTGGGCGCCCTGATTCGTCTAGCAGAAGCCCACCGCGTGATTGACGGGGACGTGGGGCTGTTGAAGCTCCGGGACGGGACCGTCCAGCCGATCGAAGGCGACTTAATACGCAGCCCGCGAAAGATTGAAGACGGACAGACGTGGATAAACGGAGTCAGGGTAAACGCCCGCGGGCGGGCTGTTGGATACGGGATCCACCGCCGCAACGAATCAGGCCGCGCCACAGAATGGGCAACCAGCGTCCGCGCGCGGAACCTGCTGTTGCACGGATTCTTTGAACGCTTTGACCAGGTCCGGGGAATCAGCCCGCTGGCCAGCGCGCTGGACCCGCTTAAAGACCTGCGCGAAAACTTTGAGTACGCGCTGGCAAAGGCAAAAGTCAGCCAGCTGTTCAGTCTGGTCATCAGCTCCGGGGGCGGGCAAGCCTGGGGACAACACACAGACCTGACACCGGACGAAACAGACGCCAATCAGAAAAAATACAGCGTCAAATTCGGCACAGCCCCGCAGAAGCTGGAGCTGGACCCGGGCGACGACGCGAAGATCCTGGAAAGCAACCAACCGTCCAGTGAATTCCAGCAGTTCACGGAGTCCATGATAGAGCTGGCTCTAAAATCCCTTGACCTTCCGACCTCATTCTTCGCGGAACATAAAAGCAATTTTTTTGGAGCCCGCGCCGCCTGGCTCCACTACGAAAGAAGCTGTCACGCAAAGCGGGCCAGCGTTCAGGAGATACTCCGGAAGCTGACCGTCTGGAAGCTGGCGCAGTGGCAGGAGTCCGGAGCGCTCGAGCTACCGACCGGCACGCGACTTCCGGATCTGGCCTTTGAGTGGGTTCCACGCGGGACCGCCTGGTGGGATCCGCTTAAAGAGATCAAAGGCGAAATTCTAGCAATGGGCGCCGGGCTGGACACGCCACAGCGGATCTGTCGTAGCCGCGGATCCGACTTCTACAAAAACGTGGACCAGACGCGGAAGGCGATGGACTACGCCGCAGAAGCGGGCGTCCCGCTGTCCTTTGTCGTGCCACCGGAACCACCGCCGCCACCCGGACAGGAGCCCCCGGAATGACCACAGACACAGACCAGGCACCGCTGGAGAGTCCGTCCACCTACTTCCGCAGCACCGTCAGCCGGGGCATCCCCGCGGACGCTGTGGACCCGGACGGGGGCGACTTCGGCGCGGGGCTCATTAAACGGACCGCCGTTATCAGCCGCGGTGAAGCGCTGGGGCATGGTCTGTGGATTGACACGGACTTTCTGTCTGACGTGGCGTGGCAGATCAACGCCGCCGGCTCCGCCGGTATCAAAGCGCGTTTCACACACCCGGACGCCAGCGGGGACGGGCTGGGCTCCAGCCTGGGCCGGATAAAGGACGCCCGCGTGGAAGACGGGAAGGTACTGGCGGACCTCCACCTGTCGGAAGCAGCACACAAGAGCCCGGACGGGGACCTGGCGGACTACGTCATGGCACTGGCAACAGACACCCCGGAACAGTTCGGGCAGTCTATTGCGTTTCTCCGGGACGTGGACGCGGAAACCAACTTTACAGAAGACCACACGGACGGGCCGGACTTCACCAGCCCGGACCCGGACAACACGGGCAACCTGTACCACGCCCGGCTCCACACGCTCCACGCTGTGGACGCTGTCGATACGCCAGCCGCCAACCCGGACGGGCTGTTCCACCGGGGCCGCCGCGGCGTGGCGCTCGAGGCGGAGCAGTTCATGGATTACGCCCTGGGGCTGTCAGCGGAACCGCCCGCGTTGACCGCTTTCAGCATCGACCCGGACCGCGTCCGGTCATTCTTCACCCGCTACGCCACGCGCCGCGGGCTCCAGATAAACACCCCCCCCAACACGGAGGACACTATGTCCGAACAGCAGACGCAAGACGTGGCGGACGTAGACACCGCCCTGGAAACGACCACCACCACCACGGAAGACACGCACACAGAACAGACCGCCACGCTGGCGGATTTCACCGCGCAGCTGGCCCGGTACACGGCACGCTTCGGCGCGGAAAACGGCGCGGAGTGGTTTTCAGCCGGGATGGACTGGTCTGACGCGCTGGACACCTACGCGGGCGAGCTGGAGAAGCAGCTGGCAACACAGACCGCCGCTGTGGCGGAATTGCGGGAAGCGCTCCAGGCGGAAAGAGCTGGAGAAGACCCCGTCGACCTGGGACCACCCGCCGCGAAACCGGACCCGGGCCACGGCACGCTCCGGATCCGCGTGAACGGACACAGCGACAACTAAACACAGAGGACACAGACAAACCGCGCGAACGGCTCCACCCGTTAATTCACTTTACTGGAGCCGATAACAATGGCAGACGCTTTTCAGACACTCGCACACCTGGTAACGATCAACGACCGCAACGCGCTGGACGATGGAATTTCTGACCTGCTGGACGACGCCCCGCTGTTGTCTGTTCTGGCAGCTGTGGAGGCCAGCAACGGCACGGACCACAAATTCCTGAAGGAAACCACCGGGCCGACCGTGGGATTCCGCAGCGTGTCCGATGGACGCGAAAACAGCCGCAGCGTGGACACACTGGTCACGATTTCCACCAAAATCATGGACGCCAGTTTCGCCGTGGACGTGGCACTGGCCGACAATTACAAGGACGGAGTCAGCGCCTACCTGGACCGGGAAGGAATGCGACACCTGAAGGCGGCCTTTTTTGGGATCGAACAGCAGATCCTGGGCGGGACCGTGGACGGGGCGTCCGCCGGCTTTACCGGTCTGGCAGATTCCGCGGTGATGAATGGAGCATCTGACGACCAGGTAGTGGACGCGGGCGGGACTTCCGCCGGGACCGGATCCAGCTGCTGGCTGATTCGATCGGCTCCGGACGCTGTGGCAGCTGTCCTGGGCAACGGCGGGAACGTCACCATCGGGGACGCCAGCGTCCAGCGGATTGCAGGCAGCTCCACCGGGACATTCTCCGCCTACTACACGCCTGTGACGGGGTATGCCGGGCTCCAGCTGGGATCCAGCCTGGACGCTGTCCGTATCGGAAACCTGACAGCCGATTCTGGAAAGGGTCTGACAGACGATCTGATCGCAGACGCCGCTTCAAAATTCAAGGCCAGCCGGGGCGCTACGCTGATTGTCATGGGACGCCGGAGCTGGTCACAGCTTCAGCAGAGCCGGACCGCGACCACCACGAACGGAGCCCCGGCGCCCTTCCCCACAGAGTCATTCGGGATCCCGATTGTTGTTTCAGACGGATGTAGTGAGACAGAAACACTGTTGACGTAACACCCGTTCGCGCGGGGCATCCTCGCCACGCGGACAGCCTCCGGGCGCCGCGTGGCGACACCCCGCGCTTTCCATAAACCGACACGTGGCCAGCCAGCGCCACAGCGCGGAGGGGACCAACCCCTACCCCCTCCGCGCTCGCTGGCCGGTCACAATTCTGGAGCCCGTGTCTGTGACCGTCACAGCGCCCTACAGTCTGGCAGACCTTGCCGCGGACGTTCACGCGACCCTGGCGGATTCCTTCGGGATCCCCGTCACGTACGCGCGGGGCAGCGTGTCAAAGTCTGTCACCGTAATTCCAGCCCGGCAGGACACAGAAGCGGGGCCAGCCCCGCCCGGACAAGTCAAACCCGTGGAAACGGCAACCGACTGGAAGATCCAGATCACAGAGCTGGAGCCGGAATTCGGACCGCCGGAAAAGAACGACACCATCAGTCTGACCGTCCGCCAGATGCAGCAGACCTGGACCGTGTTGCGACCCACGGACAACGGACTGGTGGCGGACTGGATTGACCACAGCCGCAGCTGGGCGCGTGTCCACACGAAGCTGACACAGCTGGTCAACACCGCCGCGCAACCTGCTGGATCCGCACTCAATTCGGAGTCTGTCTAAATGGCGACGACACCAGACGACAAAATCCAGGCAGTCTGCGACGGCATCGCCGCCGCCTGTGCGGGCGTCCCCGCGGACCGTCTCCCCGCGCGTATGGTAACAGTCCCCGCTCAGACAGTTCTGGAGGCTATGAGCCGGGCCGGATTCAAACCCGCCGCGTCCGCCGCGTCACCCGCCGCCGCGAAGAAGAAGAAGACAACCGCAAAGCGGAAACCCGCCACAGCCCCGGACAGCGACACGGACGGGGGTAAATAGTGCCAGCCACGTCTGTGACAATGGCCGCCGCAATAGTGACCGCGATTGACGCGGGCAGCTTCACGGAGACTGTGCGGACTTCCCGATACTGGACGCCGGATATCGACCAGTCCAGCCTCCAGACGGACACAGAACCGGTACTCACCGTGATTCCGTCACTACACACGCAGCACCCGTACACGCGCGGGGAGTGGGCGGACCAGGTGGCAATTGACGTTGGATTCCGGGCGCGATGTCTGACAACAGACCGCGCGGACGAACTGGCCGCCCTCATGGAGCAGATTCTGGACCACGTCCGGGACACCGTGGACACGTCCGCCACCCTTCCACTGAAAGAAGCCCGGACGGATCCGCTATACGACACAGACACGCTGGCCAGCTATCAAATCTGGTTCGGTGTCTTCCGCTTCTCATTCGGGCTGACCCGACAGGAGGCGGACTGATGGCAAAACTGGGAAAATATGTCTTCAACAAAAAGCGCGTGATATCCGCGACGGAGAAAGCGGAACGCCGCGTCCTCCGGACGATCGGCAGCTATATCCGCGTCAGCGCCCGGCAGAGTATCCGGGAACGGAAGACAGTATCCCTACCCGGGAAACCGCCGCGGAGTAAAACGGGATTTTTGAAGAATTCGATTTTGTTTGATTACGACCCGTTCACGTCCAGTGTCGTGATCGGACCAGCCCGCCACGGTAAACGCGGGACCGTGCCTCCGGCGCTTGAGTACGGCGGGACAACCCGAAACCCCAAACCAAAACGACAACAGCAAGTAAAGCCGCGCCCGTTTATGGGACCAGCCGCGGCAAAGAACCTCCCAAAACTCCCCGCAATGTGGCGGGATTCAATCCGCTAATGAGGAGCAAAAACAGATGGCAGTCACCAGAACAGTACGCCTGGGCATGGACGGCCGGTGCTACAGAAACACCGGCAGCTATGCCTCACCGACGTGGTCTGAATTGTCACACATTCGGAACCTGTCCATCAGCGTGGAGGTCAACGAAGTGGACGCATCAGACCGCGCGTCTGTGTTCGCGCTGGTAGAGAAAGGACTGGTCCAGTTCACTGTGGAATTCCAGTACCGCTACACCGCCAGCGACACCGAATGGACAAACCTGATAACGGAAAGTATCGCGGTGGGCGGGACTGGTCAGGAATTCGCAATTATGGACGGTGACATTACCGATTCCGGGGAAGTGGGCTGGCGAATGGACGCCCACGTCATGGCATCCAACCAGGGTCAGGAGCTGGAAACAGCGATGGCGCTGGACGTAACCCTGAAACCGTGCGCGAACGCGAACGGAAACCCGCAGCGGTACACCGTCAGCTGACAATGTGACCGCCACCGCCGCCCTTTGACGGGAGCCGCCCCGCTTCCCATCAGGACAACGGGACACAATGACCGACACCAACACCGAAACCACCACCGCCGCCGCTACGGTCTGGCGGGGCCACGCGCTCCGCCTGACCGTGGCGCATTGTCTGGCGCTCCGTGGCACATCCTCAGACGTGCCGGCAAACCCGGTCCAGGTACTGCTGGGGCTCCGTGACCCGGGGATCCTGATTCCACTGGCGGCACAGATGACCGGTCAGACGGAGTCAGAGCTGACAGCCGATATGGACGGGGCAGACTTTACAGCGTTACAGACAGCGACCGGGGAGGCCATCAAACAGTTTTTGCGGGGGGATCCTTCTTTTATGTAGTTTCTGGCGGACGTGCAGGATCTGGACAGGCAGACGCGCCGGTAATCAGAAGCGGACGGGCTGGCGGAGCTGGGGCGGGAGCTGCGCAAGGCCT